TATCTGACGAAGGCCAATTTTAATGCCTTGTTGCCCTGCCAAAGCTGCAGCCTTACCTGTGCCAAATGAAAACATACCGGCATAAGTGGAGGGAGCAGTAAATACGCCACCCAAGTAGTCTTGAGCAGCGTTAAAACCAAACTCTGTGTCCATACGATCAAACGTATCCATGAGACGGCCCATACGAGCCTTGCCCTCATCATCTGCGTCTTGCGCATAAAAAAGATCACGTGTTGCCGTGACCTCGTTTACGTTCTGGTATCGGAAATGCTCCAGAAACCTGTCGTATATTTCTTCCGGTTCTGTTGAGGAAAACCCCTCTCTTTCACCTAAAAATACAGCAGCGTCAGAAAGAAAGTTGTCATCATTTATCAAGACCTCTTTATTGAGGTCTTCACCATTGTAAAGATGATACGACATTATTTACTCGCTTCTGCCCAATCTACACCTGTAGAGGATTTAAAAATAGCTTCTAATTCTGCTTGGCTCTTACCGGCGTTATTTCTCCTAATTATAGTCATAATTCCATTTGCATTAGCATTTCTGGTGCTGCCTTTTGCGTTTTGTTGTCCCGGCATATTGCTCAATAGACCTGTCATAAGCGAGTCTGGAATTACTGGCCCTGTAGCTGCTGCAGATGCAGACGCACCACTGGCAGCGTTATTTGATCCACCTACAGCCGGTGGAGTCGGTACAACGGTACCTGCAGTAGTTCCACCACCAAGAACGACAGAATTTTCCCATTCTTTAGTAGCCATGTCTGCGGGAGCAAAGACAGCTTCACCGACAGAAAGATAGGGATCACCGTCTTCAGGTATAACTTTTATGATGTGTTTTCCGTCTACCGCACCAAAACTTTCAACAAACTCACGAGGATCGTACCGTTCTCCTTCTGGGCCAATACCCACATAACCATTATTTACCGCTTCTAAAAGCAAAGTAGTCATACGAGCAACCGCTTTGTCAGCCTTTCGGTAAATGCTTGAATGTGTACCGGCGTCTCTATACATCATATTATTATCAAAATCGGCCTTTAGATTATACGATGCCATAAGCGCAGAAAGCAAAGAGCCTTTAGTAGTTCTTCTTTGAGTTTCCCCCATTTCAGGTTTAGTAGCATCTCGTAAAAGTGTTAAGCGACCACGAATAAGATTATCTGTACGCTTCCACTCTTCATCTCTATTCTGTTCTGGAACTCTACGGTGTTCTGCTTGTAAAGCTAGAAGAGTTCCTTTTTCAACAGTATAATTGCTACCAATAATAAAGCGTTCATCCGTAGGGTCAGCAGATACAGGAGATATGGCTGCAGAAGTTTGGTCAGTTGTACCAAACATTCCTGTCACTTCTTCTCCAACTATTTCTTCTGCCGACTTACGACCAAAAATAACATCAAGAGCAGTTTGCTGTGTTCCTATAGGCGACTGAGAAATGTTTGGGAGAGGCTTTAGTTTTGTGAAGGTACTAGCAATTTCTCGTGGAGTTATTGTTGCAGAATCAGTTCTAGATTCAAGACCCATTTCCGTAATTGGATCAATTCCAAATGAAGAAAATTGTTCGTTATATCTACGCGCAATAGCAGTTGCGCCAGCAACGCCACCATTCTGTTCAATAAGATAAAATGCTGCTTCCATTGCTTCTGGAGAGTTAGCAGACCTATCACCAGCTACCAATGCAGCTAACTGTTTGACTTGATCTTCTGCAGCATTGAGGACTTCTGTATTGTCTTCGGAAATCTGTAGACCACGCTCCATACCAAATCTACGGAGTTCACGAATGTCTTTATCTCTACGGTCTTCTTGGCGCAGAGTTTCTTCACCGAACCCTGTTGCTACACCACCCCAAAAGTCAAGATCACCAAGAAGATTTCCCAAATTAGCAAATGGCATTACACTCTCCTCGACATAAGACCGCCTTCAGGCTGCGGCTCTTGCATGACCGGCATCTCTTCCTGCATCGGCTCTTCCATAGCAGGTGCTTCATCCTGTGCAGACATATCTGCTGCAACACGCTGCGCCAATTGATCAGGCAGCATGGACTCTTCTTTCATTCCGGTGTCATATTCAACTCCGGCAGAGTCAGCAATCAGGCTCATTGCCTCAATCAATGCTGGCATAATAAGAATACCTACATCAACAGAATGTTTTCCTTCCATCACACCAGAAAGTTGAATGGTGTTAGCAAGCACAGTCAACGGAACGCCCATTTCAATGACGTTAATCAGCCCCTTTGCAAACTCGTCCTGTCCGATACGTGCTAGATAATATGAAACAGTTTCATCCACAGTAGAAAACTGCGGAGGATTTTGCCACGGCCTAGCACCTAGTTCGTGAGTTAGACCCTCACCCGGAATAGGACGATTGAATGTAGGTTCAGTTACTTCCATTTCGTTTTCTCATGTCAATAATTTCAAGACGGTCATTACGAATTTGTTGATACGCTTTGACAGCATCTACCAATGGCTTTGCTTCTTTCATAGAATTATTACCGTTGCGCATCATATTGCGCATTGGCGAAAGAAGACCACGATCTGGTGTCTGTTTTTGTTTTGTAATGTCGGGAATACGAGAAAAAGACCGCATAAGATTTGTAGCTGGATTAGTAATCATTTGTATTTCCTAACTGCTTTATCCATCATAAACTTAATAGCTTTTTTCATCTTCGGCTTATTAGAGATATAACGGGCAAAACGCTCACCATATTCACCATATAACCAATGCAACCATTTAGGTGCATCATTAGTAATCCAAAGACGGAATCTGATCCAATCTATATTTGCTGGGCCGTACACTTCACGTGCAACCCAACACCATTTACCAATTGCTGCTGCGCCAAGTTGACCGATAATGCCACCAATTGCTGTTTTAGCAGCAGAGCCTTTATTAGCTGCAGCCAGAGCAGCAGTAGCGTCTGCATCAAGTTCTGCGATTGCAATGTTGGTAATGCGATCAAGTTCACCCTCTGCAGATTTCCATGCCCACTCCATAGTGTCAGAATAGTGTTGCCACAGATTGGCATAAGCCGTTTTACTAATATCTAACACGGCATTTGCATTTAGTTCATTTGCTCTGTTCACAGCAGCAGTATCCGCTGTAGCAATCTGACGACGCCACTGTGCATTTGCCTGTGCAATCACAAGCTGATTCTGTGCATTAAACTGATCACGCTGATTGTTAATCTCTGCGTTAAAACGCTCTACAGTGTTTACCTGACCTGCGTTAAATTGTGACTGTGCATTCGCCTGTGCAGAATTAAACTGTCTCGTTTGAGATGCAAGGTTTGCAAAGAACTGATTAACTTGATTTTCACTTGTTGCATTAAACTGACGTGCGGCATTTTCTGCAGCTTGATCTGTAAACAACCCTTGGATACGTTGCTGTGCTTTAAACAAGTCAGTCTGCTGACGATTAGATAAATTTGCCATGTCTGTCTGCAAAAATGTTTCAGCATTCTGCACCGCAGCTTGTTGGCGGTTATTCAGATTTGACTGATCCATCTGTGCCAGTGCGGCAGCTTCTGCCATCACAGTAGCCTGTGAATTAGACAGATTGTTAAGGTTCATTGTGTTAGCAATGCGGCTGTTCTCAAGCTGCACCTGCTGCTCTGCTGTAAAGTTCTGATTGGCAATGTCACTGATCTTTGCAGCGTTCTGCACACGAGCCTGAAACTCCTGCGTAAACTCCATACCCATAAACTCTGCACGTTGCTGTGCAGCAAGCATGGCACGTTGTTGCCTGTTGGATAGGTTCTGCGACTCAAATTGTGCAATGGTAGATGCATCAGCTTGTGCAATAGGAAGTGCTGACTCAAGAGTTGCCTGTACAATTGCCTGACCTGCAATACTACTTGAGCCAAGTCCACGTGCAGCCATTTCTTGTGTCGCACTACGAAGTGCGCCAGCAGCCCATGCAGGTGGATTCTTAGTATCAAAGTTTGCAGTGAGAGAGGCAAGCTGACCTTGAACAGTAGCTTGTGTAGAAGGAGTGGCCTCTGCAGCTTGTACCTGTTCAGTAAACTGTGCAGCAGTCTGCGCATCAGCGGCACCGGAGATGAGTTCCCCCTGTTGAATTTGCCTCTGCACAGGATTGTCAATTAGGATGGCATTGCCCTGTGCGGCAGTGACGTTGCCTACACTAGATGCCGTTTGCTGGGCCGCTGTGACCTGCGCACGGGGGTCTACAGTACCTTGCGCTGCCTGTGTAGCCTGAACTGCAGCATCCACGGCTGGTGCGGCTGTAGCGGCTTGCATTTGCGCTGCCTGTTCTTCTTGTACAGGAGCAGCTTGGGATGTCGTAGCCATAGCTGTGGGAACAGCCGTTGTGCCAGTTACAGTGCCTACTTGCGGTGAAATGTATTGACCAGCCTCAGAGGGAGTTGTTGCAGCTACGGTGACACCACCTTGAGGTAATGCAGGATCAAACATACGCTGCACACTGGCTTCTTGCACATTCTTGGGCGTACCACCCGTCTGCATCTTCACTACACCACCCTTTGCCATCTGCACAGCAGCATTTTTAAACTGCTCCATACGTGCCTGACGTGCAGGGTCTTGTTCAATGTAGTTCTGGAACTCGCCCATGTTGCCTGTATAGCCCATGCTCTTGGCGATTTTGTTCATCGCTTCTGGTTTGAATGCCTTGAATACAGCCATACTAATTCATTCCCATAAATACTGTAACTACCATAGCAACCACCATCACCGTACTGCCCATTATCATTGCTTCCAGCCGCCACATGCGCTTGTCTAGTGCCTCTAACTTTTCCTGCACAGAGGCGTACCTAATAGCACATTCTTTTTCGTGTGCCTCAAGTTCCATCTGTGTTTTGAGTACGGGTTCCATCGCCAGCTTCATCAGTCAGCGTCAGCTATGGTCAGTGTACCGGCCTCGACCTGACGCATGATTTCTGCGTAGTGGCGGTTGCCCACTTCAAGGGGTACATGACAAATTTCCCCATCTATTGTAACTTCAATGCCACAGTTCTCACCAAGATGTTCTTCGTATTTTGCGTTTTCAATTACCATGATAACCTCTAGAGTTCTGCATCTGCTTTAAAGTGGTACAACAATGCCCTTGCCGACACTCCGCTACCAGATGTGTTTCTAGGCAAGAAAGAAGTTGTACCGTTTTGAATAACTCCAACAGCACCAGAGTCACCACCTGTATCGCCATGTGCAATTTGATTTGCTGTTCCAGCATACGAGTAAACTGTAACAGTAGCCGCCGCCCGTTTTTCTACTCTATAGTGTCCAGTATAATACCCATAGTTGCTTGGTGTTTCTCTGCCAACATATCTATGGTCAGCACCGATACCACCATTTGCAGTGCCGGGAGCAGTTCCATATGGATAAGTGTGTTCGTAATACCTCTGACACCTAGCCAACTCATCGCCAAATGACCGATGCTCAAACGGCGTGGCCTGTTCGCCGACCTCAAGCTGGACGCCGGTGATTTGAAAGGTTGCACCAGCACTTTGACTTACAAACAAAGTCGAAGAAGACGTATTAATATCATAGCTTCCAGTGCCAAAAGTACCTGCGGTATTATTGAAGTCTGAGCCGGAACCCAAGTCAAAAGCTACACGCATACCCTGAGTGTTGTCGGTATTAAATGTACCAGACGAAAAACCAGAAGCAGTTATAGAATATTCAGCCCAAGACGTAGTTAAAGCGACGTTTGTTATATAGTGTCTATCACCGTTTCCACTCCAAAGAGTTACGCCGTAGTTTCCAGCCACGCTTACTTTTGCATAAAAACTAAGAGTAATAGTTTTGGCATTTGCGGAACCAAGTTCCAGATGGGATATATTGTTTCCTTCTATAACTTGAGCAATGTTAAAGAAGTCACCCGCTGCTGGCGTGAATTGAGACGCCACAGTGACTTTCAGAGAATTTGCAAAACCTACAGGTGCATCCGTTACTTGTTGGAATGTAAGTTTACTTGATTGCGAAAGAGAAGCTGTCCATCGGTCAACAATGTAACCACTCCCTGTTGGCGTGACAGCGGTTGTGCCATTTCGTTGGCTTATGGTCATCGCACCGTTGATAATCAGGTTCCTGTTCGACAACGCCGACTGCGAACCAATCAGTGCGGCGAGTTCTGCTGCCTTACTCATGCGAGGTCTCCTGCGATATGAACAAAGTTATGCTCAACATCAACGGCTGCAACTGATGAATTGTAAACGCCTGTCCTGAACGCCGATGTTGTTAACGTGCCAGTATTAGCATAACCACTGTATGTGGCATATTGTGTATTGTGCATAATTGTGTAAGTAGCATTGCCCATAGCAGTTGATAAATTGTGATTTGTATCACCCGTTCCATTGTCTGTTATGCTACTAAAATTAAATGAATCGGTGTTTGCTGTCGTTGTTACACAAGTGTATTTACGCCACGCTTTCAAAGAACCGTTGGACACAACCGACGTAGCCACGCTGTTGTTCCCGCTGGCATCCTTCAGGGTGTTTACTCTCAGTTCACTAGCCATTATGCGAGGTCTCCCAAGAATGTCAGGTTCAGACGTGTGCTGTCTCGTGCCGCATTGTTTTCGGTGTAGAAGACTTCCATACGACTAGAGTTTGTGTCGGTTGCAGCATTTCTTACATCAAGCGATTGACCAGCGTGGTCCGCAACTACAGTCGCATTGAAGTGACAAACATAGTTTGTCGAACCCATAGCATTCGTAATGTTCATGTCAAAAAATCCAGTCGAACTGTCGGTCATAGAAGACACGTTCAAGCTGTCATAAACGGTAGGGCTAGACTGATTCCACAAGACCCAAGACTTAGCTAGACCCTGCTGCAAGGACTGTGTGGCACTGCCACCCTCGCTGGTAATCGTGATATCACCTGCGCTGGTTACACCCTGCATGCTATCGACTTTGAGTATGCTTGCCATTATGCGAGGTCTCCGTGAATTGCCTGATTGTTCTTGGCATTGTCATTGGTCAAGCTGTCAGCCCTAGTAAAAATCCTGACGTTGTAGTTTGAGGTTGTTCTTTCAGGGTGGTCAAACGACAAAATTGCAGCGTAAGAACAGCCGCTGGTAATTGAATAATCGTCATTGCTCATTACGTTGGTAAAGGCGTAGGTGTAGTCGCCGGTTCCATTGTCCGTTCCTGATGCAGTGTTGAACGAATCAAATGGCTGTGCGTCTGTTTCTGCAGCCACCCACATCTTTGTCAGACTCTGTACCGTATTTTGCGTAACATTCCCGCCGTCAGATACATACGTCGCAGTGTTACCAACCTTGATGTTAGTGCCACCAGAGCCAGCCTTGTCTACAATGGTATCTACGTTAAGTTGGCTGGTCATACGATGCTCCAATATCCGTTAACAGTGACGGTGGCACTCTGCGTAATCGGTCCTGCCGACACACCGTTCTCGTCGCTGTCAATCGTGATGTCTGCGCTGATGGTTTGACCGTTGAGGCGGATGATGCTGTTGTTGCCCTTGAATGGGTAGCGTGTGTCTGCCTCTGTCTTTGTGTAGGCATTGTTCACAGAGAACACATCGTACACAACCATCTCAACTATATCATTCAGGCTGGCCCCAGTTACCAACACAACCGTAGTGCCTGTCGTAGCGGTGTAGTCCGTGCCGGGTACAAGAAGCACACCGTTCTGGTACACATCCATGTACAGGCTGTCTGAGTAGTTCAGGACACCACTGCTGGCATCACTGCCGCTGAATGATGTCTGACCGGCAGTGGCCTGATACTGAAAGCGGTTACGAACACCGGCTGATGGGGATTTACCTATGTAGGGCATTAGTCAGCTTCCTGTATGGTTAGGGTGCCAGCAGCTACTTGGCGCATTATCTCGTCGTAGTGGCGGTTGCCGGGGGCGACAGGCACATTCATTTCAGTGCCGTCAATCGTGGCACGAATGGTGTCGTTGTCCCCGTCGACGTTTGTAAGATACTGCGCTGCTGTAATATTCATTTCATCCATGTCTACAACTCCGCATCTAGTGCAATAAAATCGCCAGTAGTATTTAGTTGTACATACGCCCCATCCCCTGCTGTTCTGCTCGTACCTACATCAAAGAAAATTCTTGCACTTGACAGACCTATGCTGTCTAAACCACTACCGCCAGAACGAATCGTCGCAGCGCCGGGGCTGTACGCCTTGCAAAAGCCAGTTCCGCTAGTAACTACTGTCGGGGCGGCTCTCATCTCTTTGTCGTAACGGAAAGAGCCTAGCACTGAGGTTGCTGTGTACCACAACCCTGCGCCTAGCGCCTTACTAGAGGTAGCATCAGTGCCTGTGTTTTCCCACTTTTGATAATACCTCTGACACAGAGCCAGTTCCTCGCCAAAGCTGCGGTGTTCAAAGTCGGATGCGTTCTCGCCGACTTCCAGTTGGATGCCGGTGATAAGCCACTCGTTATCAGTGCTATCAGCAAGGTTAACAGACAGACCTGCTGCACGATTAGCGTTGACCAAGTCAGCAAATGATGTAGCTAATGTGCCGCTTGTAAAGTCTGTACCAGCACCTAAAAACCAGTTGATATCAAGGCTTCTTCCGTTGTCGTCATCAAAGCCCTGTGAAGTATCCCCAGCAAATGTAATAGTCTTATATTCCCAAGTATTCGCAGATGAAATAGTATAGGTTTTTGCACAATGTCTGTCAGTGCTAGGGTCATGGTTGAATAAATCAACTACATACGTTCCAGTTTTATTTGACCTTACATAGAATGAAAGCGTAACGCTTTTAGCAGATGAAGTGCCATACTGAAGCTGTTGAACATCTTGTCCCTCAAACCTGTAAGTAAACATCAGTCTGTCACCAGCGGCAGGAGAAGCATCTGCCGTTGTACAATCTATTTTATAGCTATTGGCAAAGCCGTCTGGGGCAGTGGACGACTGAGAAATTGACCAAGTTCCAATACTACCAATACGCAAGCTAAAGTGGTCTGGCCCACCGTAAGTGTTATCGCCGGTCTTACCAGTGACATCGCCCCGCTGGGCAATTTGCATGGCTCCGTTAATGACCATATTTCTACGGCCAGTGTTGAAGCCCATACCTTGCGGTCTTACTGTCGTCAGAGCCATGCTAGTTATCCTTATGCGTAGGGCGAGTCGCCAAGTACGCTTGTATCCCAAGCTGCCTTGAGTTTAGCGATTGTGTCTGCGTTGGTGATGGCCGAAGCCGCAGGTGCATCACGCAGTGCAGCCTTCTTGGTCACTGATGCTGCCTTTGCGTCGGCATCGTCAGCCTCTAGTGCTTTCATGTATACTACGTCCTCTGCCTCAAGCAGCGGCGCACGTACTTCACGGATTTTGTCCTTGAAGATTTCTTTGGCCTTTGTCATGTCCTCAGAGATGACTGTGCCACTCAATGACCATGCACCACGAAAGTGACGGTCAGAAGGAACGGTAGCCGTGGAGGCATCAATCTGATTCCCGTCCTTATCTACGATGTATGTTGTTGCCATTAGGTTACTCCCTCTTAGGCTGCTAAATCTGTGACGCCAAGTTCTTCAGTAATCTTCCAAGCATTGCGCCACTCACGTGTGCCGGGAAGCTGTTCCTTGTGGCAGATAACCATCTTCGGTTTGTTGCCTTCATTCCAAGACCGCCATACAGACTGTGGGCAGTCCTTCATAATCAGATACTCAATCGCCTGTTCTTCGGTCATTGCATCGACAGGCTTGGTGTTGTGCAGCAGGAAGCCACGAGTGTGCTTCGTGAAGTCAGGCTTTGCTTCGTCTTTGGCTAGTTCCCAGTAGACTTCAACAGGAGGAAGTATACCGCCCTGTAGCGCACACGCCATCCAGTTAGGGTCAGGAACCAGTATCTTTGCACATTCATCAATGCTGTCCTCATAGACAACCCGATAGTCTGACTGCACACCCTCAAGGTTCTCTTTGGCCCAGCAGAGCCTATCCCATAGATGTGTGCCTTGAAACTCTGGGGTCACTGTCATGCAAGGTCTCCAAATGCTGCTAAAGAGGTGTGCGTCCAATCAGCTTGTGCATCGTCATTTGCTGTGCTGGTATTCACATCCATAATGCTAGTGGTATTAGAACCTCTGGAAGCTGCCAATGCCCCTGTGCGGTTGCTTGTTGCACCATCACCAATACAAGAGCCTAAAAGCGCAAAGTCTGCATCTTGCATAGCACTGACTATAGCTACCCTGAATTGACCTGTGCCATTATCAGTTATTGAACTAGAGTTAAGTGTTTTACGAGAAGCAGGAGTGCCGGAGCCATTAAAGTTAATAAACGCCTTCGCACTGCCATTCACCACATAATTCGTAGCCAGCGAACCCGCAGTCGAGTGCGTCAGGGTATCTGCTTTGAGTGTACCGAATGCCATCTATGATACTCCTAACACGCCATCAATACGCATGGCACAAGATACGAGCCATCGTCATACGTGTGTGACTTAGTGGTCGATGTGACCTTTGCAATAGTCTTGCTGCGAACAATGTCATCGTCCTGCGGCTTGGCAGTGCCGTCACCTGCCGACATCAACAGGTCGCCTCGTGCCACAGTCGTGTCGCTGGCAATGCGGATGACCATATCGCCGGTCATTGCGATGTTCATGTCAGCGGTGAAATCCTCGTCATCATCATCCCAGTTGACGAATACACCAGCCACGTTTGCATCGCCCTCGACAGATGACACGGCCATACAATTAAGCTGTTCGTTCTGTTCATCATACGCATCAACAGCCGGTGTTTTTTCGTCGCCGACAGATACACCGTCAGGCAACTCATCATCCTCTGTGTAATACGTTGCCGCTTGCGCCTCGTGATGCCATACCGCCATCCGGTCGAGGTTGGTCATTACGGTGCCTTTGACTAGACCGTCAATGCGGTTGCCGTCAGTGGCCTGTGACCAGCGTGATAAGTGGCCACCGTTATAGCTGACGGTTGTGCCAGATACAGTAATCGTGCCTTCTGTAGTATTGTCTTGGCGAAATTGAATAATTGTGCCGTCATTTGTTTTTCTATTGAAAACACCCACAACGGCCGCTGAACCTGTCGATATCATACCGGCACTAGGGTTGAACTCAAATCCATCGCTTTGAGCATTTGAAGCCGTTTTCTGAAAAAAAACATTGCCGCTGCTGTCTATAGTCATGCGGGCTGCACCGCCCGAAGACGAAAACTGCATCCCACTTGAGCCGTTTGAACCTATAAATCCGCCGTGACTTGAACCATTCTTGACGCCAATGGCAAAAGCGGAGCTTGGGTTGAAAGTGCTTCTGGTGTCGGCACTTCCATCACCAACTTGCAATGTGGTGGTCGGGGACGCAGTGGACACACCCAGCTTATGACCAGACGCAACTACAACATCGCCCGTGCCATCAGGGTCGATGGTGATGTCGTTGTTACTCGCAAGGCTGGAAATTTTGTTTGTCTTTACTTCACTCATGCGAGGTCTCCGTGAATCTGCGTAAAGCCGTGAGTGTTGTCTGTGTCCGTGTCATCAGACCTTGAAATAAATCGCATCTGCGTAGCAGAAGCTGTAAAAGTGTCATCGGCGTCGTAAATTATAACTTTAGTGGTGCTTTCTCCCACATCTCTGGTTCCGCCCACACTGGACAGTGAGTAATTTGCGTCACTCATTGCGCTTGTGTAGGACGTTGTATACTTGCCCGCAGCATCATCAGATATAGAACTAATATTAAAACTGTCTCTTAAAGCGGGAGTGCCTGTCCCGTTAAAATTTGACCAAGCCTTCGCAGCGTGCTGCTTTGTCAGCGTGGCCGCACCGCCGCTGGTGCTTTGGATGGTATCTGCCTTCAACGTACTCATAGCGTCACCAATGTTCCACCGCTTTCAACGGTCAGGGTCACGCCACTGGACACAGTAAACGGGCCTGTCACGTTTGCGTTCTCAGTTGCAAGGATAGTTGTGTTGGCCGTCAACGACTGTGCGTTTGTACGGAACAGGCCACCGCCCTTGAAGTTGCCCTTGTTCTCAGCAGCGGGTGTGATTGTTGCGCCTTGCGGTGCAAGGTAATTCACAAAGATATTGCCGGTGCCACTCGACGGGGCAGCAGTGAATGTCAGCGTAGTGCCGTCAGGAATGGTGTATGCCGCAGTGTCTTGGACAACACCGTCAACAGACACAAGGACATCTTGGACAGATGATACTGCGGTGGTCAGGGTGAATGTGGTATCGCTGCCATCACCATTGAACCGCTGTACTGCAGTCGTACTCTGGAAGTTATCGGCTGTTTGCTGACCCAGATACGGCATTAGGTTATCTCCATCATGCTCATAGTTACGCTGACCTTATCCGCTACGGAACAGTCAATCTGAATTTTATCTGTAGTTTCAAGCACTACTTTGTTACCGGCAAGGATTTCAAGAGATGCACCAACAGGAATGGGGGCATCTTTCAACAGGAATGTTGTTGTGTTGGTTGCTGAACGTCCACCACCAGATGTGTCACTAACCAGCTTTACTGTAGCTGTAACCTGACTGGTGTGTACATTAGCCAAGACCATACCCAAGATAATGGTAGTTGTACTACCGGGTGCTGTGTATAGGTCTTCTGGCGTACCGCTAGATGCTGGCATAACGTCATGCGATACAACTTTGAATGTATTAGCCATTTATTTCTCCAAATGTAGTATAATTATACC